TATTGGTTTACTACTGCCATTAATCTAAAAAGAAACTTCTAGCTTCTATCTCCTGTTTTAATTCTTCTTGAAATGTTGTGTTTAATTTTTCAAGAACTGCATCTAAATCTCTAACTAAAGACTGTGCCACATCTTCTTCGTATTCTGCACTTGCTCTAGTTAATGATTGTACTATTTTAGCCATTATCTTCTTCCGCCTGCATGTATATCTAACCTAAAAGTTCCTAATTTCCAACTAGTATCAACAGCTGTATTAGATATAGTTAAAGCTATCGCCCTTCCTCTTGCACGTGTGTCTACTTTATCTGTTCCAGTTGTAATAGTAAAAGGACCCAAAGAAGAACTAGCGGCAGTATCATTTGGATAATTTCTAAGATCTAATTGTACAATTGTACTTCCTTGTTGGGCAATAAAATCAGGTATGATTCTACTAACTCTCATAATGTTTTCACCATCTCCTCTAAGATCAGCCATATTAGTTGCAGCTCCTCTAATAACTTTTTGTGTAATATCATAATCACCAGAAGTAATATTAGCAGGTATGGCTGTAGTAACTGCTCCAGCTTCTAATTGATTAACTCCTGTTTCATGTTCAAAATAAATTGTTGTGCCATCTGTATTGCCTGTTACATCAAATGATGTATCAGTACCTGCATCATATTTAGTACCATGCGGTAAACCAAATACAGCAGAATCTTCCCAAGTGCTTCTTGGAAATAAACTATTTGCGTTAGTAAACCATATAGGTCGTTTTGCTGTTGAGTCTAAATAACTATATGTAACAGATCTGTTAACAACATTTGATGTAGCTGTTGGATAAAACCAAGTAACTTCACCAAACAAGTTATTAATACCTGCATACACTAATTGATTCGATGTAGTGTTAAGATCATCATAAACATAATCTTCAACTAAACAGTCCATTGATTCTAGTTTACCAGTAAATCTAAAAAAACCATTATCAGACATCCAATACGCAGCACCATCAACTTCAACGGCTGCATTCATACCTATTAATCCACAGTTAGTTCCTACTTGTTCGTAAGCAAATGTAAAAGGAGTACCTACAAAACGCATAGTAAATAAAGCTGTATCAGACCAAATGTAAATTGCATTTCTACCTAGTTTAGCTCCCATAATCCGTGATCCGTCGGCCAGTCTTTGTGTACCAGCACTATTTTCAGCTGTAGGTGTATAAGTATTTATATCTTCTTGAGAAGAAAATCTAATAAACATATCATCTTGAGTTGTTTTATCTCCAATAGTTTTTTCTGTACCAAAAAATACTAAGTGACGATCAGGAGTAGATACTAACATATCACGTGATGCTGTTGGTGCGCCTGTTATAATAGTAGCACGGGTTGCTGTTGCATTAGCTGCATCACCATCCCATTCAAAACATTCTCCATTATGTATAAGTGCAATAAGAGTGGTACCTAAATTATCTAATGACCATAAACCTGGATCTGTTACTGAGTCAGTGTTTGCTGCTGCTGATCCCCAACCTGTCCATGAAGATGTATTAGTTACAGTAGCTCCATTTAAATGTGTAGTTGCAGTTGTTCCTCTAGCTCCTCTTCCAATACCAGTTAATTTAGTGCCACTAATTCCTGTATAAGATATTTCTTCAGTTCCTATTTGAACATAGTTTGTTCCTGATGTTGGAAAACCAGTTACACTAGTTAATGTAATTTCTGTAGCTGATCCATTGTTACCACCAGATGTACTAGATATAGCTCCACTTAATGTTGTGGTTGCAGATCCTAAAACACTTCCGCCCCATAATGATATACCCCAACCAAATGCACCAACTTGTTCTGCTGGTCCTACATGATAATATTGATAATAAGTTATACCCCCTGAAGTAGTTGCTCCACTTCCTGTTTCATTACTTGGCATCGTAATAGTAATAGTAGTGTTAGTTGGTACACTAGTTACCATAAATTTTTTATCAGCAAAATCTGTAGCTGTAAAATTAGAATTAGTTATAGATGAAAATGTAGAAGCATCACCAAAAAGTATTATATCTCCTGCAGAAAAACTATGTGTTCCTGGAAAAGTAATTGTAACAGTTGGATCATTATTAACTGTGCTAAACGCATTTGTAATAGCTGTACCTGATGGATTAACTAAAGGATGTATATCATAATAAACTCCACCAGAATATACATATAAAATTCTGTTTGTGCCTATGGCTGCAAATTTAGTTGATGTTGAATTAACAAAATGATGTAAACCTCGTGCAACACCGGTTAGTTTTGATTCACCTAATTGAGTCCAACCACCTATTTTTTCAGGGGTACCATATCTAAAACGAACATTTTCTCCACCTGTCCATTGAGATTCAGCACCTGTTGATGTGACCTGTTTGTTGAACCCTGGTAAAAAACCTAATTTTTGTAACATAAAACTCCATATTATGTATTCCTCATTGGTGGAATACCTAACATTGGCCTTCTGTCGAACCTGTTCTTTTCTGCAAAAGGACCATTTACATGGTTATAATGAAGAAACACTTGTCCGCAAGTATCCCCTTCAAAAGGTTCTCTCCAATGCTCTAATTCACATCCACTATATACTAGCATATCGCCAACATCAAGTAGGACTTTAGTACCTTTAGGTGCATCAGGTTTATGTATATTTTTATACTCGTCTATAACGTTGTCAGCTCCTGTGCCATCTATAAATATAGGCCAAGGATCGCCACCTAAATTAATAGTTGTAGATATTTCACAACTAGGTCTGTCTTTATGTCTTTTTAATTCGTCACCATGTTTATATAATCTTGCATAGGAATAAGTAGGACATAAGTCTAAGCCGGTTTCTTGTTGCATTACTGGTAATACTTTAACAAGTAAAGTTTCCATTACATTATCAGCATAATGTGAGTAAGTATTAGGGATTTGTTGATCTGTCCATGTGCCTAACAGGCCTGTATCATATGTAATATTGTTGTCATACATCCATCTAACAGCATCTCGTTTAAGAAGAAAATAGTTAAATATAAAATTAGCTAACTCGTAGCTAATTGCTTTTTTAATTACTTGGTATTTATTGAAAACCATGCTGTATAAAATTAAAACTTACTGAAATTCTTATATCATTTGACTCGTTAGGTGCAACGGTATGCCAAAGATAAAATGGAAATATAATAATTCTACCTTCTATTGGTTCTAAATGACATTCTCGCCACAAATGTTTTGGTGGTTTACCTTCTTTTCTTATAGGCATATTTAATTGAACTCCTGGTCTGGGATCATTACAAGATAATTTACCAGAGTTTTTTGGAGTCTTTATATAATACACTCCACTAAATAAACTATTGGGGTGTATGTGTGGAGCATTGTATCCACCTGGTGGATTTATGTTAGCCCACATATTGCCTAATATAGGTTCTCTATCTAACCATTCTTCTTTCCATATGTCTTGCATCATTATAAACAATTCATTAACCAAAGGTTGAAATACAGGCATTTTATGCATTTCAGTTGTAGAGTGCCAACCATTACGATTTGTTTTTTTTAAACCTGGATCTTTTTTAGACCATTCAATTATTTCATTGGCAAATAATTGATTATTTAATTTTACATCTTTACCATATATAATTGTTGGAAAAAATTGTTCTTTAATCATCTAAATGGTTTGCCTCCAAACCAAACAACAAGTGATTGTCTAACTCCTTTTGTTACTGGTTGCACTCTGTGATTTAAAAATGATGCAAATGTTATCGCATGACCTTGTTTAAGGTCTGCAAATTTTCCAGGTGCCATAAGTTCTAAATGCCCTCCTTCAAATTCTGATGGGTCATTTAACAATATTGTCATTGATATTTTTCTAACAGGTGGTTCATGTTCCATGTGTGTATCACAATCCATATGCCAATCATAAAACCCTCCTTCTGGATATTCTGTAAACTGAGCATTTTCTGTAACCTGTATATCTCCAAAACCAAAATGGTTTTCATTTGCTTTTTGTATAAAGTTATTAAGATCACGATACATGTGTCCCATTTCTTTAAATGGTATCCAAGATATTGTTGTCACTCTTTTCTTTGTATCTGTGCCACCTCCAGGTTTACCCATACCAACTTGTGCTTGTTGCGGTGGTTGTCTTCTTCCACATTCAATAATTTGTCGACATTGATCTGGTGTAAACAACGGTGTTGTTGTTTGAACTATCCAACTCTTCCATTTAGGTTCTGTGATGTGTCTATTTTCGTACATCTTCTATTACCCTATCATACATTGATTTAATAAATTCAGGTTTTTTTACAGGATGGTTTTTCCAACAAAAAACATTTAAGTATTGAAAAAATTTTGTTTCTTTTCCATTTTCTCCTATATAACATAAAGTAGATTCATATTTATCTTTAAAATATTCATGTCTATGTGCACCGCTTCTAATATGCACGCCATCCGCATCTAAAACAATTGGACACAGTAATCCATTTTTTTCAAAATCTGGATTTATTTTTTTTACAAATTTATCTACTGTTGGAAAATGAGTTTTCATATTTTTAAATTTTACTTCTTTTAATTTATTTTTAAATATTTGATAGTGAGGTTCTAACATTAATTTACTCCTCTATTTCTAATTGGGTCATATTGAACATCCATATTTGCAGCTAACGTTCGTCTATATCCTGGTCCATTAAAAGGATACACACAGTGTCTCATGTCATATGGAAAAACATAAAAGTCTCGTTCTTTAATATTTGGTTGATAATCTATATGTGCAAACATACCTGAAGATGAACCCAATATCTGCAATTTACCATTTTGTGGTGCATCAGCTGCGGAATATTCTATTCCATAAGACTCAGGTAATTTTAAAATCATAACAGAAGATAAACCTGTAAACAATGATCCTTGGTGTACATGTACTGGATTGTACTCATGTTCAAACATTTGATTTACCCATATTGAATTTAAATGCATTTTATATTCTTTTACTTTGTTCCATTGTAAGTAGTGTGTAAATTTTTGATGAAACCATTGTAATACGTTTTGTGGTAAATGATTATGTCTAGTCATTTTAGGACCATCTTCACCATCAAAAAATAAACTATGTTCTTTCTCTATCTTACCTACTAATTGTTTATTAGCTGGTTTTAATTCAGGATATTTAGTTTCATAAATATTATTAATTATATTATATACATCTAAAGGCACTTGGTATTTTAATACCGACTGACCTAAAAATATAAAATTAAAATTATTCTGGTTTGGATCCGAGGTCACTGGTTAATTGTTCTTTCTTGTTGTAAATCATTTCTCCTGATTTTTTAACTCTTTCTATACTTTTTAATTGACCTAACACATTAAACACTTCAGGTTGACTTGAACCAGATGTTAATGTCTCTGCTTTATTTTTCATAATCATATGATAAGAATCTAACTGATGCCTGTTAACATCTTTAGTATCAAACGTGCCATCATCAAACTCTTTCTTTAATGTAGACCAGAGTTTAATTTCTCTCATTCTATCTCTAGCAACTAACTGCATGTTAGCTAAACCATATCTAGCTTCGTCTAAATCTATTTGATATTTTGTTAATTTATATTCGTCTTGTTCTGTCTCAATTTTTTTTTCTAACCATTTAACTTTAGCCTCTGATCTTCTACAATCAAATGACAAAGACATTAAGTTTTCTAAGAATACGTTTTGTTCTCTAACACACTGCCAATATTTTGCAGCTTTAGTTGGATACTTCATATCTTGAAGAACAGACATTCTCATTTCTGTTTCTGTTCTAAATACTTGTTTCTTGGTCCATGTATCTCTTAACTCAGATGTCATAGCCTTAAACTCTTTTACATCTTCTGGATCTAATAAATTATTTAAACTCGGTGCTTCTTTTTCAATTAACGCATGTATATTTCTTTTCTCTGTCATAGTAGTCCTTTCATATAGTTAATAATATAAATATTATTAACTAGTTGTCAATGTTTTTATTGCTAACTCAGCTCCTGCAAATTCTTCTGTAGTAGTTAAAGTTGGTGTACCACCTGCGCCACAAACTAATGCAGCTGTAGCAGCAGTTCCTGACATTTTACCTTGACCAATCTGTGGTCTACCACTAACTGGTGTCGCTGGGTTTACAGCAAAAACACTTCCGTTGTAATCAAGAGTTGTGTTATTAAATGGAGATGCACCTCCAGCAAAAATAGATGCTGTTTGAGTTCCTGTTCTACCACCAAAACCTGTTGAAGCAGTGGTTAGAGAACCCGTAGCTGTAAAATCTGTTCCATCATATTCAAACGCAGTATCCAATCTACTAGATCCAGGTGCGTTTGTAGCTCCTCCCATAAATATAGCAGCTGTTAGTGTTCCAGCAGCTGATACAGCTTGTGCAGATGCAGGATAATTTTCTCCTGCACTCCATGAACCATTATATTCTTGAACTTGGTTTGATGGGGTACCTGATGTATCAACGATACCGGCCACTTGAACTAACGCAGTACTTGTTCCTGTCAAAGGAGCATCTCCTGCTTTTGCTGTAGGTGCTCCTGTAAGATTAGTCCATGTTGTTCCATTATAATTTTCAAACGCGGTAGTTACTGAATAAGGTCCCGCATCTCCTGTTCCAGCATAACCTCCAAAAGCAACGGCTGCTGTTTGAGTTCCAGTAGAATTAACTTGATATCTTTGTGTGTTTCCGTTGTTAGCGCTTGTCCAGGCTGTTCCATTATATTCTTCAGTTACATAACTTCCTCCCTCTGGAGACGATGGTGGATAAATATAACCAAATGATGCAAGGCCTGCACTAACTGTTCCTGCTATTGTTGCAGATCTTTTAGTGTTTAAAGTTCCTCCAGAAGTCCATACAGCACTTCCTAATACATAACCTTTAAGTTGTCCTAAAGTTGAATTATACCACACCTCTCCTGCTTCTGGATTAGAAGGATTTGATGATACAACATTGACTCTTCTGCCATGTAAATTTTCGTACGTAGACATTTTAAAATACCTTATGGAAGAGTTATGTCAGTGGGTCTGTTATTACCTGGTCTAGCTTTTTCTTCATCAGACTGAGCATCCCAAGCTGTTTGTGCTGCTTGTACTTCAGCATCAACTAAAGCTTGTGCTTCTGACTTAGTTTTAAAAACACCTTTGTCAGCTACCCACAAAGCGCCTTTTGGATTGTTTCCAACCACCCAGACGTCAGCAGGATAACCTCTTAAAAAAAAGTTTCTTCTATCTTCAGCTGTGAAGAATCCTTTTCCAGTGTTTTCAGCTACTCCATATAAAAAGTTTTCCATAGTCTTCCTCCTTTTAAAGTTTGTATATCATAGTTTAGCTCTGTGTCAAAGTCTTAACATTTAACGCAGTTGATTCTTGATTAAATTCGTAAGTTGCATCTTTATCAGTTCCTCCACCAAAAGACATTGCATTTGACGGACCTGTATTATTGCTCGTTCCACCATTATTTTGTTGATTCCCTGGTAAGTTTGGAGCAGTTGACCATGCTGTTCCATCATAAGTTCCCGTAATAGACGTTGCTGTAGGTGCTGATCCTCCTGCTACATAACCAGCAGTTTGAGGTCCTCCTCCTGCTGTATTTTCTTTTACAGCTACTATATAATTTCCACCAGTTGTCCAGTTAGTTCCATCGTATTCTTCACAAAGATTTGTAGGATCTTCTACTCCAGGTGAACTTCTTCCTCCACAAGCAAAACTAGCAGTTTGTGATCCACCTGCTGAAAATATTGCTCTAACTTGAGACATGTTATTACCAGCTGTCCAAGTAGAACCATTATACTCTGCCGAATTATTTCTGTTTCCTGGAGGCATCGGATAGTTGTGACCACCACTAGCAATTGCTGCAGTTTGTATTCCAGCCATTCCTGATCCCCATGAATCATAAGTGTAAGAACCACCTGCTGTCCAATTCGTTCCATCATATTCAGCTGTGAGTCTACCAGTAGTTGGAAAAGTTCCAATATCATTTGGGTATAAACCACCAAGTCCTAAACCTGCAGTTAAAACTCCACATGATCCAACATCGTTTACACTTTGAGGATAATTATTTACAGTAGTCCATGTGTTACCATTATATTCTTCAGTTGCATTATAAATAGGTATATCTCTTCCTACAAAAGCAACCGCTGTATTTTGTGTTGCACCAAAACCACCTAAACTATATCTAGCTGTATTTAAATTACCACCACTAGACCACGCTCCAGCTGTAATAACGTTTGCTGAAACGTTAAATTCTTCTGTTATTCCACTGGCAGGAGCATTAGCAAAACATATAGCTGCACTAGCAATTCCACTTCCTCCAGCACTATCTCTTGCTGTTGCCATTGATGGTTTTGCCGACCAGTTAGTTCCATCATAAGCTTCTGTTGTAGTAATTGCTGGATTGTTAGATCCAAAAACAATACAATCTGTTTGAGTACCAGCTTGAGCTCTAAAAGCTCTACCTGTTGATTGTTGATTAACAGCTGTCCATGAAGAATCATCCCATTCCTCAGTTAATCCATTTGGTGCACCAGAAGAAGAATTTCCAGTAGATAAAGCAGCAATTGATGTACCACCACCATATCTCCCCCAATCACTTACATTTAAATTTGGACCTGAAGTCCAAGTAGAACCATTCCAACTCTCACCTGCATTTGAGGTAGCAGGTCCTGATACTCTTCCTGCAAAAATAATAGAAGCTGCTGCTGTTCCTGCATGACCAACATAACCTCTGGCTGTATTAATATTTGGAGTTGCAGTCCAAGATGAACCATCCCATTCTTCTGAATTATTTTTAAATTCAGGTGAGCCTGGAGAGGCTATTCCTCCTGCTATTAAAGCTGATGTTGCTGTTCCATCTGCTTGAGCTCCATATCTTGCTACATTAAGATTAGGTCCTTCAGACCAACCACTACCATTATATTCTTCTACATTTGCTGTTTGTTGCGGAGAAAGCGATGCATTGTAACCACCTATTGCTAAAGCAGCTGTTTGAGTTCCAGCTCTTCCTAAAAGAAATCTACCTGTTGCTAAAGGTGCAGCACTTCTCCATGCTTCACTAGCAACAATACTTTTAAAAGTATCACTACTTGTGTTGTACCAAACTTGGCCCTCGGCCACTGATTCAGTTGGATCAGTTGTTACTGCCTGAATAGCTCGTCCGTGTATATTTCTATATGTTGTCATAATTAACTCACACTAAAATCTGTTATATTACCTGCTGTTGTTTCTCCAGTAAATTCTTCTGTTGCTGTTAGTCTTGATGGAGTCGCTCCTCCTGCAACAAAAGAAGAAGCATTTGATGTTTCGCCTTTTGCCGATGCTGCTCCACCACTTCTTGTTTGTGCTAAATTAGGTGCACTTATAAAACCTGTACCATCAAAATACATAGTTGCAGCAGTTCTAGATGTAGAAGGTCCTAGTCTACCTGAAAACACAAGTCCTGATGTGCTTGATCCAGTAGCTGTTACTCTATCTGCTCCATAAGTCATAGTAGGTCCTGAAGTCCAATTAGTTCCATCATAAGATTCAGATGTATTTACATAATTTGCTGGAGATGTATTTCCACCAACGTTTCTTATAGCGGTTACTATATTTCCAAAAGAATCATTACTTTGTTTACCAACAGGTAGTGCTCCACCTGATCCCCAAATTGATCCATTGTATTCTTCTGTAGTTGTTATAGTTCCTGGATTACCTCCACAAACTAGACCAGATGTTAAAACTCCTGCAGCTCCCATCATAGTTCTAGCTACTGAAGTAGCATTACCAGCTGTCCAAGAAGAACCATTATATTCTTCAGAAAGAGTTGATGCAGGATAATTACCACCACAACAAGCAACCGCTGCTGTCTGTGTTCCAAATCCACCTAATTCTCTTCTTCCAGTGCCTAAAGCTCCTCCTGATGACCAACTACTACCATCATATTCAAATGTTGCTGTTGTTTTACCATCGGGTGAAGTGTCTCCACCAAAACTTAAACCTGCTGTTTGAGTTCCAGCTCCTGCATTATCATAAACTGCTACAGGTAAAACTCCACCACTTGCCCATGCAGCGGCTGTAATAACTTGAGTTGAAACATTAAATTCTTCCGTATCTGTAGGAGCATTATTTGTTGGACCAGAAAGTTCTTTATATCCACTAACTGCAATTGCAGCTGTCCCTGTTCCTGCTCCATTTAATCCAGCTCTTCCAACTGCTAAAGCTGGTGCAACTGTCCAAGATGTTCCATCCCAAGATTCGTTTGTAGTAACTTGAACTGATGCGTTTGTATTTCCTCCAAATATAACCGCAGAACTTTGAGACATAGATGAGCTAGCAGCACTAGATTTTGCTACGTTAGTGCTTGTTCCAGTTGTCCAACTAGTGCCATTATAATCTTCAACTGTGTTTACATTAGTTGTAGTATAACCTGTTGCAAAAGTCGCTGCTGTTTGTGTTCCAAATCCTGTACCTGCTCTTCTAGCTGTACTTACATTCGTTTCTTCTGACCAAGATGATCCATTATATTCTTCTACGTTTCCAATATTAGATCCATTATATCCACTAATAGCTAAACCTGCTGTTTGACCATCAGGGCCTCCAGCTTGACCATGATATATACTTCTAGCAGTTGTCATATTAGTTTGTTCTGACCAAGCAGATCCATTATATTCTTCAGTATTTCCTGTATAAGGAGGAGCACTTCCTCCAAAAACTAATCCAGCAGTGACACTTCCTGCCCCACCTGCTATATATTTACCTTCACTAATTGCTGTAATTGCAGTCCAACCTGAACCATTATATTCTTCACAATTAGTAACTCTAGTATCTGGATTGTATGCGTAACCACCTGCAACTATATTAGCTCCTTGTGTTCCTATTCCAGCTGCAGCATATTCTCTTCCAGTAATTATTGGTGAAGCACTTGACCATGCTGTAGACATACCTAATGCTCTAAGCTTTCCATCAGTGGAGTTATACCACATCTGTCCTGTTTTTGCCTCACTGGGATCAGAAGAAACTTTAGTAATCTTCTGACCTACTATTTCTTTATAAGTAGTCATCAGTCTCCTTAATTATTCTTTAAGAGCCAACCTTGTGTGCTATCTACATAGACTAAAGTATTTGCTGCTCTTTCTGTTGATACTGTTAAACTAGCTGTAGATCCTGCAATTTTTTCTGTTCCATTAGGATCAATTGTTAATGCGTTAGAATCAAATGTTCCAGCATAATCGATAAAAGCAATCTCATCACCAATACTTCCTGCAGGTAAATCCATTTCTATTGGATTACTTGTTGTATTAATAAAATATCCTTGTCCTGCTACAGCTGTAAAAGTAGCAGAAGTTTTAACTGCTTGCCAGTCTGCACCACCAGAAATTGTAGTCCAAGATAAAACACCCG